GATAAGGCAAGAAAAAACTGTAGAAGATGTAGAACTTGAAGAAATAAAAAGAAAAGATATTTTAGCAAGAAAACCGTTTAGATATATTAAAAAAATTTCTACATTATCAGAAATTTTAGATTTTGTGCAAATTAAAAAATATAAGCCTGGCATAATATTTCATGAAGTCCAGGAAAGAGGAAACGAAATAATCATTAAAGAAACAGATTTAAAAAGATGGCAATCAATTGCAGGCTATAAGCCTGGTTGGTGGACACACCAAAAGCACTTAATTAATGAAAGTGAGGTAATATAAATGTTAAGATGTCCATATTGCGGCGGTGAGGCTCTCCTTAAGTCATCATTTGAAATTTACCGTGATGATTACGGGTATGTATATGTCTGTGAAAATTATCCAAATTGTAATTCTTATGTGGGGACACATAAGAAAACATTAAAACCACTTGGAAGACTAGCAAATGAAGAATTAAGAAAACTAAAAATCACAGCTCACCTGTATTTTGACACCCTATGGAAACATAGGGAAAAACAAGGGTTTAGTAATTCGCGAACTATGGCCTATAAATGGTTAAGCGAACAACTAAAAATTAATATCAATGATACTCATATAGGGTATTTTGATAAAGAAACTACAGAGAAAGTAATAAAGTTATGTAAACCTTATTACACGAAAATCATAAAGTCCAAAAGTGAGGTATATTAGATGAAAAATGATTATATGTGGTATAAATCAAAGAAAATCTGCACTCAATGCAAAAAGAAAAAAGCCCATAAAAATAGGGTAAGATGTTTAGATTGTCTTGAGAAAGATAGTCTATATAGATACATAAAAAGAAATGGAGGTGAATTAAATGTCAAATATAAGAAAGATATGGATATTAAAAGAAAAAAGAAGACTAAAAAATATGATTAGATTATTTGATTATATGCTGTCTCAATACCATGCTGTATATGGAGATGAGACAAGATCAGGTGTAATGGAAGCATATAAAAATAATCTAATCAATCGCGAATATGCAATTAGAGAATTGCAAGAATTGGAGGAAAATTAAATTGATTGAACATGATTTACAAAATAAAATTAGATTAGAATTATCAAAAATTGGTTGGACAACTTTTAGGACAAATGTTGGCAAGGTAAAACTTGCCGACGGACGTTTTTTTGACACCGGTTTACCTCCTGGCTTTTCTGATCTGCTAGCACTTAAAGACGGGAAAACCGTCTTTATTGAAGTAAAAAAGCCGGGCGGTAAACCATCAAAAGCACAAAAAAATTTCATCGAACAAATGAAAAAAAATGGTTTTAATGCAGGTATAGTCTATAGTGTGGACGATGCTTTAAAATTATGTTCCTTGACTACATATGTTTATTAATGTATAATTTATGCAGGAGGTGATATTGATGAATGGAAAATTAAGAAAAGTATATTCTAAAAAAGGCAGCAATAGTCTAATCTTTAATATTCCAATTGCTTTTGCAAAAAACAAAGGAATTAAACGTGGTGATTATCTGACTATTATTGAGTCTGAGGACGAAATTATAATTAAAAAGACTGAATTTAAGGAGGCTGTAAAATGTTAAGGGAGAAAATTTACTGGCATGTTAGTTATAGGGAATCACTTAATGATTCCTACAAAGAAAATCCAGAATTATTAATTGCTGATTCTGATATTGGATTCTTAGAAAGTGAATTCGAATGCCTTAAAAAACATAAATATGTAATTATAGAAAGAAATTATGATTTTGGATATTCCGTGATTGAGGAATATATCCAAACAGGGGAAAATATTTTCGAGACATATAAAACTAAAGACTTAGTGCCATATGTACAATTTAGACCTATCCAAAGGTTATGTGATATAAATGGACTTTTATATCAAAATGGCGAAGAATTTTATCAGATTAGATAATTTTTTGCTAGGTTCATTTGCTAGATTTAGCAAATATAAAATCCTTGCTAGATGCAATTTATTGCACCTAGCAAAGAAAATGAACCTAGCAAGGAAATAAAACTTAGCAAAAAAATGAACCTAGCAAGGAAATTAAACTTAGCAAAGAATTAAATCTAGCAAGAAAATGAACCTAGCAAATGGTTCATTTTTTTTGCTAGATTATTAAATTTTTACGACACTAAAGAAACTTTTGTATACATTGGTTCCACCAATATTTAAATTTCCGCCAGAACTTTGATATACCCTGAACATTACATAATCATCTTTTGATAAAACTAATGTTCTTGATAAGGTTCCCCGCCAATGTCCACCACTATCAACTGGATATCTTAAACATGCTTGTGTATTATCTTCCGAATTTACTTTTATATATGTAATCCTTAATCCTGTTGAGTTTGCGGCAAATGAACAGCCAGCTGTACAACTGTATATCCCATCTTTTAGGATTGTAATTCTATCATTATTTGTGGTTGTATCATGCATATTTAATGGATCGTATTCCTCAGTTCCAGATCCAAATTCGACGGACGTTTCAGTTGCTGTTGGAATTGATTGTGTTGATGTATTATCAAGAATACATTTGTGCAATGAATCATTTCCAATTACATTCGTAACAATAAATTTGTTTAAATATTTAACCATTAATACATTCGAGCCAACAATTAAGCCCGGTAATCCATTTGTAGCTATTACACTAATAGCATCATCACCAGGATAAAATTTTACTTCTAAGGGATTAACGCTCGAAACTATACCCGTATATAATGATTGATTTTCACCATCTTTTTTATTTACAATGTTTGCTAACAAATCTTTCATCATGTCAATTTCACCCTCTTTATATCAGATTTTACAGTTACACCAGGTTCTAAATTATAAGATTGTTTGACTATTTTATATGTATAATCAAGTCCTAATAATTCATTTTTAAATTAATATGCATCGCCTTGCCAAGGTATACCGTCGTCTAATCTGGAAGTAACAAACGCATGTTTGTAATTAACGGACTCTTCTATTTCTAGCATTTTTCTTAGCTCTCTACGTGCTCGTAAATCAACATAACTTTGGCTTGTTGCTTCTGATTCAAATATTTTCGTCACATATCGTCCTATATTAGTATAACTAAATGGATGAGTGGCTAATCCTTCATCCTCCATGGTCCAAACTTTATATAATGGCTCAGTATTTTCTTCTAATTGATTATTAATTATTACGACTCTATTATAAATTTCGCTATAATCAACATCTAGATTTACATCTTCCTCATATAGCGATAAATTATTATCGATAAATTCATGTGCAATATTAGGAGTAGCAGTCCATGGCACCCCTTTATAAATGCCATTACCATTTACCCATAATGGATAATAATTTATCATATTAAGCAAAGAATTTATAATATATAAAGTACTTTTTCCAAGTTCATAACTTACATCTTCGCTTAATGTTTCGTCACTTGGTTCTATGTTATAATTTACCCAAGTTCCAACATCATCAAGTAAACCTTTGATTGTTTCGACTACATTTACACCACTGGCAAAACTTTTGCTTACAATTGTTTTATCTTGATCTAATGCTTTTAATAGATCATATCCGTCTATATTTCTTGATACTAAATTACCGTCACTTTGTTTTTGTGGAGATAATAGCATATAATGCCCTAAAGGAATTGGATAAGTTGTTCCATTAACCGCGAAATTATACCATGGCTTTATTAAGTCAGATAGATAATTAATATCTGATATATCTTTCAATTGAAATTTAGCACTTGTTACAATGGACCTATCAAAATCAATTTCAATACCAGCACTTTCAACATAGTCACTTATCCACTGGCTATGTTTATATACACCACCTGATAAAGTTAATAATTCATATGTAAAATATTCTTGTCCGCCATTATCAAATATTGTGCTCACATTATCACCACCTTTAAATACTTTCTAATCTTGTTATAGTACAACTAAATTGATAAGCTAAATTATCTTTTTTATCAAACTTACACCCAGATAATAAAGCATAGAACCAACGACCCCGCCAATCCCTGTAAAATATATCTCCAACACTTTCTATTATTTCTACTAAATCATCATATTTAGTAATGGGACAATCTGCAGAAAATGCCAATTGTTGTACTTTACTATTACCTTGATATTTAACTGGATAAGTACGACCTGCAAATTGTTTTATTGTTTCGTTTCTATTTATATTTTCACTAATTGATATATCTCCAACTAGCCTAACATAGTTTTCAAATCCATTACCTCCATTTACAAAAAACATTCCTGTTAATATGACATCAAGGTCTGATTCATCACTATTATTTGTACTTGGGGTATCACTTACAGCCTGTACATAATAATTATTATTGCCACCGATGCTTGGTATATAGTCGGTTACTGTAGTATTTTTTGGTATATTATCTTCAACAATTTCCCAAGTCCCGTTATTTATACTTCTATATAATACATTGTGGTCGGTTTCTGCATTTAAAGGCGAAATTTCAATTAATAATTCTGGTTCATTGTCTGTAATAGTACTATCGTAAAATTCGTCAACACTTCCGTCTGTGGTTGTCGGGATTATTGCCAAGCCTTCAAAGTCGGTTATTGTTTCATCTGCTATATCTTCTACAAGGCTTGTTAAATCCCATGATTCAGTATCCCCAGCACTGTGTGTATGATCGTCATAATCTGTTGTATCAATTGTTGGCACGGTTCCATGTGTAACTGTTGTTTCGTCCCAACTAGTTTTTATATAATTAACCGCTGAATCAATACCCGGTGTTAAAGTTGTTTTTCTATATAAATTTAATTGAGCACTTACAATAGTCTTACCAACAAAGAAACTTAAATCAAAATCTAAAAGTATTCTTTTTAATGTGGTCCCGCCGGCTGTATCATCTTCAAGCTGCAATTGCCCATTGTCATTATAATTGGTTCCTGAATTATCAGAATCTATATAAGTATCCTGTGTACTTTCTTCTGTATATTCAGTGACAACATCTGGGTTTACAATATCAATATCTATGCTTCCAGATTCTACGTTTAATGTTAGAGATAGGCTTGGTTGCATAGGTTCTAAAAATTCGGTTGTAAATTCTTGTTCGGTTTCTGTACTCCACAATCCATTATCCTCTTGTACTTGTAAAGTGACTGTATAAGTTGTTTCATTTTCCAAAGTAGTATTAAAAGTACAGCTCCCAGTATTGCCATTAGTGACAACTTGACTAGTCTGTATACTTTCAAGTAATGCATCCTCACTATCATATAATTTACATAAATATGTTTTTTGATCTTCTGATTCTGCCTGTGTATATGTCCATTGGACCGTTAATTCACTATAGGCGTAATTACTAACCGAAGGATCAAAAATTGTACCAACTGGACGACTTACACATTTAAAAGTTGCTTCATCTGAATAAGCCGATCCCGTCGCATATTCTCCCCAAGTTTTACATTTCCATACATAATCATTGCCATTTGTAAATGTTTCTGCTGCTATTTCTACAAATTCGTCGGTGCTTACTTCTTCATCATAAGGATCTGTACCTGGATAACTTCCACCACTTATTTTATAAGTTAAACTAAATTTTGTTTGATCTGTTTGATCTGTAGGATTATGGTTCCACATAAAAATTTTTGCTTCATTTGCATCAAATACTGCTCCACCATTAGGACTTAAACCAGTTGGTGCATCTGGTGTCGATAGTGTTACAACTTCGTTTGATTCTGTGTATCCTGATAATAAAGTCGGGCTTTGATATGTTCCTTCTTCGGCTTGTACTCTATATTGTCCATATGTATAAGGATCTGTATCCGTTGTTTCTGTTGTTCCTCCCGTTTCAGTAGTCAAGTCTTCCCAAGCTTCCCACGTTTCTCCACTATCTAATGATTCTCTTCTTTGTATTCTAAATATGTCTTCATAGTATGAATTATCAGTCCACGTAATTTCTACATTACTTCCAATTCTTGTGGCTACTACATTTGTAGGCTTTGCTGGAGTTGTATGGATATAAACTGTGCTTGAATAACTACTATATCCAGCATTATTCCATGCTCTTACACGATAACGATATTGTCTATTTGCCACTGTTGTTGTATCTGTATAACTATTTGTACCTGCAGTTGTATAATCAGCCGTATTAGTATAAATTACTGACCATGATTGAGAATAGGTATCCCAACGTTCCAGGTATTGATTATAATACGGATCATCTTCCGAAGCCGTACGGTTCCATTGCAATGTCTGGCTTGCATCAGAATTTCTTGTCACTTGCAAGCTATTAGGTGCAGACGGTGCCTCGATCATAAATACACCTACATATGGTTCGTCGTTGGTATCTGTGTTGTATCCAGACATTGATGCAATCGATGGAAAACTTGAAATATTAGTTTTTCTATATCCGTTCCCGCTTCCGCTCGTAGTTTCCATAATATGAGATTCAGACGGACTACGATATAATCCAACCCAAATACTTGTACCACTTATTACATAAGGAGTACTAACCGATTTTTCGTAGTTATACTGTGTAGATTCGTTGCCGTCAGCCATACTAAAAGTGCTTGACTGTGCTATGGCACTTCCACCAACATTCCAACATGCCAATCTTGTAGATACTGTGCCGGTGTTATATCCTGCTGCTTTTACATATATTTTTATAATGGCTGTATCTGGAGTCAATCCAGATACTAAGGCACAATGTTGATTATAAGTATTATTTCCCGACCATGAATAGCCAGTACCCCCACCATTTGAATAATACCATCCCATTTAATCACTTCCTTTTTTTAATTATTGTGTAATTTTATAATGTTTTACACCTTTTAATAAAGAAACTATATCGTTAAATTCTTCAACGGATTTTGCATCAATTACTATATCACCATATAAATTAATATTTTCCTGTCTGTTATTACTTGTTACCATTTTACTTGGTGTCGCATTGTTTAATAAGTTTTTACTTTGTGCATTACTGTAAATATCGCTTCCTTTAGGCACATACATTAATTCAGGTCCTTGTTCTCCTACCATTGCCCAACCACCGGCAAAGTCACGAACACCACCAGCAAACCCCGGAACCCAATCTGGTACACTTGGAAAACTTATATTTTTTACTTTATCAATTACACCCTGTACAGCTTTTTTAATATCATTAAATTTATCAATTACAGGTTGTATAAATTCTTTAATGGCTTCAAATTTAGATCCAATTTGATTTTTTAAAGTATCAAATTGATTTAAAACTTTATTAATTAATTCTTTTACCTTAGATACAATCTTATCTTTTAAGTCTGTAAATTTTGCTATTGCTTTACTAACAAGGTCTTTAACAAAGGCTATAACTTTCCCCGGTAAACCTTTAAACCAATTAATAATATCATTTATTAGGTCCGGTATGATTGAATGACCTACCAATGTATCATATAAAGAAGTAAACCAAATAATAATTCCTTCAATAAATCCAGATACAATGTCCAAAATTGCCGTACCAAGATTTTTAAATAGACCAATTACATTATCGATTAAATTATCAATTGATTTATTTATCATATCATTATTAGTAGTTATTATACCGACTATAATCCCCATTACGCTTGTAAAAATACCAACTATATTTAAAAGTGCCGCTATTACATTATCGATAGCTTTTCCAATTCCATTAAATAATCCGATAATAATTCCAATAGCTACAGCAACAACTCCAAGGATTATATCACCTAATATTTTAAATAATTCAATTACAGGACCCATGGTTTCCTTAATTTGATTAAAAGATTCTATTATTGGAGTTGTATCAAATTTGGAAAATGTATCCGCAAGCATTTGTTTTACTATCCCTAATGATTCATTTACTTTATTAGCAAATTCAATTATTTTATCCCTTATTTCTATTACTTTTTCCCGGAAATCTTTTATTTTTTCAACTATTGTATTTATTTTTTCCATGGCTTCTGGTGGTACCATGTTTTTCATAGCTTCCTTAAATGATGAAAAATCCCCGGTTGTTAGACCTTGGAACAATCCTTTAAAAGCCCCTTTTATGTCTTCTATATGTTCCTTAATCCACCCGGCAACTTCTTTTATTTTATTCCATATATCTTGGAATTTTTCTTTTATGCCGTTTCTAACTTCTTCACTACTTAATAGTAAAGCCCCTAACGCTGTAACTATTCCGACTATTGCCACGACTGCAATTGCTACCGGTGCACCAATTGACCCAATTACAGCCGCCACCGTTGAAAATGCCCCGGCTACAAAACCAATTGCAGCAACAACACTTGAGAAACCTAATAATAACGGACCTATAGCCGCCGCAATTAATCCAATAACTATAATTGCATCTTTGATTGGATTTGACAATTGATAAAACCAATCCGCTAATTTTTGAATCCATTCCGCCGCAATCTTCAAATAAGGGGTTAATCTATCACCGATTGAAATTGCTATACCTTCCAACTTACTTTTAATACTTGTTATTTGTCCCGCGAAATTATCTTTCATAGTCGCCGCCATGTCTGATAATGCCCCGTCACTGTTATATAATCCGTCTGTTAAATTGTCTAATTCTTCACTAGTACCATTTAACAACGCGGTTAATTCCTTCGTTCTCGTTTTTCCGCCTATCATTTGTATGTAAGTATTTCTTTGGGCTTCTGTCATACCGTCAAATTTTTCATTCATTTCCTTTAATATAGTTGTTGCCCCTCTAAATTTACCTTGACCGTCATATACTTCTATTCCTAATTTTTTCATAGCTTTACCGGCTTGTCCTGTTCCACTGGTTAAATTTGCAAATATAGAAGTTAAAGCATTACCGGCTTCGCTTCCTTTAAATCCACGATTAGCCAAAATACCCAATAACGCCCCGGATTCTTCTAAAGGTATGTTAAACATTTTAAAAGTTCCCCCGGCTGTTACCATGGCATTTAAAAATTGTTCCATGCTTTGGTTACTTGTGTTTTGTGCTTTGGCGGCAATATCTAAATATCGCCCTAAATCTTCGGTTCCAATACCTAAAGCCGACATACTATCCGTTACTAAATCAGAAGTTGTTCCTAAGTCCATCATGCCCGCTTCACTGGCACGTAAAACTGGTTCTAAACCTTCTTGTATTTGTGTTAAATCCCAACCGGCTAAACCCATATAACTTATAGCTTCCGCCGCTTCGGTTGCACTTTTTGAAGTATTAGACCCCATGTCTAAAGCAAGTTCGCGTAAAGTATCAAAACCTTTTCCGGTTTCACCGGTTACGGCTTTAACCTTTGACATTTCCTCGTCAAAAGTCATAGTTGTTTTAACTATCCCCGCCCCCATTGCCAATATTGGAGTTGTAACACCAGCACTAAAAGCGACACCCCAACCGGCTAATTTTTTACTAGTTTTATTTATTTTACTTTCTAATTGGTCAAAGCCTTCACCTCTGATGCTGTAAAATAAATCTGCTATTAGCATATTTTACACCCCCTCTTTATTTTGCTTTACGTTATCGATCTTTCTTAATAATGTCTTTACATGGTGGTTTCTATGGGCTGTATTTCTTGGTTGTCCTACTACTTCGTAAGTTTCTCCTTCGTACTTTATAAGGTCACCTAAAGCTAAATCAAAATCATTGCAATAAAATTTAAATCTTGTTTCTATTGTATCTTTATCTGCTACTTTTATTATTGTGTCAGAACCGCTTCCCATATATCCTTTAATTTCGGTTTCTGCATATGTCTTAATTGGTATGTTTCTATTATTTAATGTTTCTGTAGGATGAAGTTTATTACATATTATATAAAACCTTTTTATACCCACGGTTAAACCTCCTTACTCGAATGATTAAATAGATTAATTTTGTATGCTTGTCTATAAAAATTTAATGCTTTCATTATAGATAACGGAAAACCTTGGAAATCGTCTTCATAAGTAATACTATAATCATCTATCTTTTCGCTTTTGGCTCCTGGTGTTTTATCTTCGTCTAAATCAGCTATTAAAAAATTCATCATTTTAGCAGCCGTTAATTTTAATGGTTTAGGATATGTTATTTTTGTAATGTAAACCCCTTTACCTTCGTCTTCGTCTATAATAGTGTCTATATCATTGACTATTATTTTGCCTGTACTAACAGAATCAATTGTAAAGGTTTGATTATTTCGCAAACTTTTATAAACCCTTATAGAATCATTCGCAATTAGTTTTTTATTTTCTATTCCAGTCATATTAATACTATTATCTGAAGCTATAAAACTAATTGAACCTGAAGAAAAATAATCAAATTGTTTATTAATAAAATCTGTATTGCAATAATCACAGATGATCTGTTCTATTGTAGGTAAATTCAAATCTATATAAGTATCCTGGTCTGTATTGGTTATTTTTAATAATGCCTTGGCTTCACTTCGTGTTAGGATCATAATTTATACACCCTTTCTTTTAATTTAATGTTTTTTTTGTCTTCAATTTCATTTATAATTCTTTCTTCTTCTGAATCCCTGAATTGTTTGCCTAAAGTCCTATTTTCTGATATTCTAACTTTAGATTTATAATAACTTTCAAAGTCCCCTTTATACCCGTGTTGGATTTCAATTAGCCATACTTGTCTTACGTGATCTTTAATTTCTTTTTCTTGATCTTCTTTCATTAATTCGATACATTTTAGATATAATTTGAACCCGTCTCTAAATGACAGGTTCATAATATAGTTTACATAATTAAAGTCTTTATAATATCTAATCAATGGTTCTATTATGTTTTCATCGGTAAAAAAATCCATGATGAATTCATATTGCTTACCATATCCAATTAATAGTTCTCTTTCTCCGTATCCTTTTTTAGCTCTTTGAACTTTTTTTTAACTTCTGTCAAATCTACATAATCAGCGAGTATGTTAGGAACTCCCGCCATCCATATACTCTTCAAAACATTTATATATTCGTCAACGTCTAGGTCTTCAACTTGTTCCTGTGTAATATTTTTATAAGATATGATTAAAGCATCGATATTTTCTTCGGCTTTATTCATATTTTGAAGTACAAATGCTATTATATCGCCCATAAGCATAATTATTCTTTCATTCTTATTTTCACCTGTTCGCAATATTTTATCAACCTTATTTGATAATAAATATTCAACATAATATTTGAAATTTACGTCTTCCAAGATTCTTGATACAATCATTACCTCTTTTTTCTTTAACTTTCTTTCTTTCATTTAATACACACCTCTCACGTTTAATTTTTCTCACATTTATTCTCATTGGGTAATTATTACCCCTTCAACACAACATGTCTTAAAATTGATTCTAGGGTGTCAAATACACCCATATAATTTTATGCCGGTATTTCTTCTCTTATTGCTAAAGGCGGCGTCGTTGGTGCCGCATAAGTATAAAAACCGGTATAAGTCATTTCGTTAACAACTTCATCTTTTTCTTTGAATTCTAAACTTATGTTATCTATATTCAAAGCATTTTTTAAAATTATTACACAAAATTCGCCGTTTGCCTTAAAACCCCTAAAAGTAATATTAGTCATTGGGTCAGTGCTTTCAAAATTTGTCCTAAATGCAATTTTTTTATAAGTACCGTCGGCATCGGTACCGTCGGATACTGTTACATTTAAACCATAAGCAAGGTTAGTATAAGTTAATTTTAGAAAATTTACGATTAACTTAGCAACAAATCGTTCGGTCCTTCTCATTCCTTTAGTAGGACCCATGGAACCATCATAATCAACTTCTTTTTTGGACCATTCAATTTCTAACTTAGTGCCGCCCCTTGTTGCCCCGATTAAAGTTCCTTTTGTATCTTCGTCAACATAATCTTTATATAATGCTCCTTCTCCTAAAAGTAAATCTTTGGCTTTATGTATTACGGCAGGACTAAATGTATTTGTAGGCATTTACACCACTCCTTTCTTATGAAACATATTCATATAATTCTATTGGTACCACTAACCCCGCACCATATTTATAATGACCTGTAAACTGTGTTTCGTGCACCACTTCGTCTTTAGATTCTAAAGCTAGACTAATATTACCGTCATTAAGTACATTCTTAGCAACTATTTTAACCTTGTTACCGTCTAATCTTTGACCGACCAAAGTAACATTTTCTAAATAATCAGTATCGGAAATTTCAAGGTCTGGGGTATATTCCTTGTAATCGGTTTCGTCTGTATAGCCAAAACCGGAACCATTTACAGGTACAATAGCACTATCAGATTGATTTTGTATTAAATCAATACTATCAACATAAAATTCTAAAGCGTCGTCAGTTTCGTCTGGTACTTCAAAAGATATACCATAAATATCATCCCAATCTCCAGACCCTTCTAATGTAAATGCACTTTTTAATATTTTTAAGTTTGTCCATTGATCGGCTGTTAATGCACTTGCTTCTATATCATACCAATGATAATTAGTTTCTGTATCTTCAGCATCATAATGTAGCCTTAATTGTATACTATCAGTTCCCAAAATTGCTAACATTGCAGTTGTAATATATACACTTACACCGATATAATCGGAATTATCGGAAGTTTCGCCGTTATCAAATTCCGTAAGGTCTTTAACCGCTGAAAAAACTTCATGTATACCATGTCCAGTTTGCGTTGTGGCTATTGAACATTTAGCGGACTGACTTCCACTATTTACAATTGTAGTTTCCGCCGCGTATGTTCCGCCGTCTAATCCCCAGTTGTTAGATTCCCAAGCACCGTCGGATTCACAATCACTTATAACTTTTCTATTAAAATACTTCAAATAAAGATTATTTAATGTAATTTTGCCGATTAACTTTTCATATCTTACAAGTGGTACCCCATCACTATCTAAAGTAGGACCGTAAGCACCGTCAAAGGCTAATTCTTTTGTAGTTCTTCCGATGTCAACTTTACACCCTTCCCTAGTTGCACCTAGTAATGTTTGTGTAGGTAATCCATAATTTGCGTATGCTTTAAATTCCCCCATAATTACGTCATTTGCTACTGGTATTGTTGGTTCAACTGCATTAATTGGCATAAAATCACTTCCTTTCTTAATTATTTTAACCTACTTTTAATCAACTACAAACCAATCATTGTCTAACATATCTGATTGACTAGCTAACCACCCGGGTATCCATTCTTTTTGAGCGTTATACATAGCCAAATAAGGCTGACTATTTAAAGGCGTATCTTCACCAATAAATTTTGCTGTCCTATCATTTACTTTTCTATTTGTTCCTTGTGTATTATATGGTGGTAATTTCAGTCCTGACATATACACAATAAACATATTTTTACCATTCCATTTTTCCCTTGCTAATTTTTTACCTTTTTTTAATTCTCTTATTGCTTCTCCAAAATCCATTATCTACACTCCTAATCTACTTTTAATATAAATCTTTGATTATACCTTGATATATTTGGTTCTGTATCTGGAATACTTCCTTCAAATTCAGCGGTACATTGATAAAATCCTTCTGTTTCATTTTGTGTGCTATTGTTCAACCCCACGTAATCAACTTCGTCAACAGTTCGACCATTTTTTACTGTAATTGCGGCTTCCAATATATCGGTATCATCGTTTGAATCTTGCCAGTAATCAATTTCTAAAATCCAATCCTTTCTATGCCTAACTGCATAATTACAGGTATAGAATTTATATACTAAATAAGGGAATGTTTTATTATCTGGTACTTTTTTATTGTAAACTTGTATATCGGTTAAAGTTTTTAATCGTTCACCGATATAATATTCTAATTTATCTATTTCCATATTTTACATTCCTTTCCCAAGGTAATTAGCAGCGATTCTTTTCAATTCATTTGTATAATTTAAAGCTGATGGCCTCATAAATGGATGAGCTTTCATTTTATAGGTACCATATTCTTGATGTATGGCATACTCGCAATCATTCATTAAAAATAACTCATTTCGGTTAATTACATATGTATTTCTAGATAATAAATACCCGGTATCAACTGCTACGTGATAATCCATTTTAGACATCAAAAAATATCCCATTTGATTCAACATTGATAATTCATTAGATTTTAATTGTCTCATAAATTTTCCAGACCTATTAACTAATTTAATCATTTAATCACCAACTTATTATTTTTTTATAAATTGGGTCCATAATTTTATTATAATTTTCAATATTAAAAACTTTAGACCTTTCAATTATAGAATCTTTTTTAATTTTTTTATTATCAAAATCATTTACAAATTTAATGAAACTATCAACAACGCTTTGAGGATTTGGAATATAGCAACTATAATCACTCATATTATGTATATTTAATTCTTGGATTACAGGTGTCCCGCAACAAAGCGATTCCGCAACAACCCTATTAATAATTCTATTGGGCGAAAATGTAATATCCATGGCTCTATAAAATTTTTGCATGTCTCCCATTCTTGGTTTAAGGTCCCCAAGCCCTCCAACTTTGTCTAATTCATCTAATAATGTTTTGAAACAGTCTTTTAATGGGAAATCCAAACCTATAAAATGAAATTTTATTCCTTTTATTTTTTTAGCTGTTTCGATTGCTCCAATTATCATTTCAAATTTATCTATATCGGCTCTGTCACTGTCACAAATTAATACATTATATTTGCCTTTATCTTCAATTTGATACATATCATCTGAATCATTAAATCTATATTGGTCTATAACCGGATAATCTAAAATTAAATTTTTTTCTTTAGGAAAGTTACACCAAAATGGTATATATTCTTTCCAAAAATAAAGCATATATATAGACCTTTTCCATTTTGCCAGGTTATTATATAAGGTATATGAATCTCTAATGCCATCTTGTTCCGGTCTAAAACAATCTAAAGGTTTACCATGGACAACCCATATTATAGGTGCATTAGTTTTTACCAAATATTTATCATCTATTCCTGTATGCATAAATATTAGATCCATTTCATTTAATAAATCTGGATGGGCTGTCTCTAACTTAAATCCCGATCTATTGTCTACAGCTCCCACTTGTATAGTTTTACGACCATCCTTTTCAGGGACTCCCGCATCGAAAAAAAACACTTGATTTCCTGCAATAATATCACATTTTGCCATGTCTCTACTCGCCTCATATAATCCCGACCGATTAACACCAAAGTAACTTACATGTCCTATTTTCACACTCAACAACTCCCTTTCATTCTTTAAAATTATACGCCTATACTATCAACTTTTGATTCGATAGTTGATAATATTGTTGATAATGATGTAAATACACTCTCAATTTTACTATCTACTGTTCCAACTTCTGTACTAACACTATCGACTTTTGAATCTACCGTAGAAACTGCAGTACTATTATCTACAATTTTACTGTCTGCTGTAGAAATACTGGTAGATAAAGCAGTATTTACACTTACTATTTTACTATCTGCTGTAGAAATAGCTGTGCTATTATCTACTATTTTTGAATCTGCTGTACTAATGCTAGTAGATAAAGCAGTATTTGCACTTACTAACTTACTATCTGCTGTACTAATAGCTGTTGAATTGTCTACTATTTTACTATCTGCTGTGCTAATGCTAGTAGATAAAGCAGTATTAACAGATACAATTTTACTGTCAGCTGTAGATATGAGAACAGCAATAGAATCCACTTTACCGGCAGTCGATACTATTTTACTATCTGCTGTACTAATAGCTGTAGAATTAACCACTACTTTACTATCTGTTGTGCTGATACTAGTAGATAAAGCAGTATTTGCACTTACTAACTTACTATCTGCTGTACTGATAGCTGTAGAATTATTTACTACTTTTGAATCTGCTGTAGAAATCGCTGTTGAGATTGTATCAATCTCAGTACCTACACTATCTACAAGTGTATTAACACTAGCTATTTCTGATGCTGCAGAAGCAATAATTGATGCATTTGTACTCTGTGCTGCTACTAATGATGCCAATATACTATTAGAAGTTGTCATATTACTAGTTGCTGTTGATATATCAGAAGCTGTACTATCTATAGTAGATAAACCCGCACCGATTGAATCTAACTTACCTTTTAAAGTATTTGCCATTTTAAAAACACTTCCTTTCAATTATTTTATAATTATTTTCGATAATATCTAAGTTGTCAATAATATTTAATTTCTAAAACTGGTTTATTATCGCCTTCTTTTGAACTAAACTGACACCATCTATAATCTGTATAATTATTACCTACATATAACCAGATACCTTTATATGATGCTCCATCTGCAATTGCTTGTATTAATGTTTTTATGTCAAATGTTTTCCAACCTGAACCTATAGGAACTGATTCTTCATAATACACAGTTTCTGATATTGTTGGTTTAGTATTCCATGTTACAATTCCTTCATTCCAAGCTGATGTTATTCTTTTGATTCCTATTATAGTTGCTGCAGATAAGTCATCAGCATACATGCTTAATACAGCATTAATTATTGTTTTATTAATTATGTCTGACAAATCAAAGTATAGCAGTCCATATAATGAATCTAATGGTCCACCATTATATACTTGAATATTACTTAAATTATACGTTTCGTCGGGTGAATAAATATTTATAAAATCGTCTTTAGTAGGATTTAAAGATAAACTTTTATATGGTATCTTATTGCTTTTAATTTTGTTTTTAAAAGAAATATCTAACATAGTTATTCACCCTCTATATTGTTATACAATATTACTTTTCCACTTGTAACTATAACTTCGGTAAATTCGCCCGGTACCACGTCACCACCTAATATTGTTAAAGTGGTTAAGTCTTCAATATTACCGGTCGCGGTGACAACACTATCTTCCATGGCTTTAATAGCACAAAAGTTACCTTCATATGTTCCTGCAGATTTAACCGACCCACCATATCCACCCATACTTGCTTTAATATTTACATATGAACTATTCATTATATCTCACCTCTTATACTTCCACCATATAATTTTATAAAATATAAACACTTTTGACGGTGTTCTTCTGTTAATGCTCCTAAATATCTACGTTTCCATTTTCTTAATGGTGTTTCCGTTGCTATATTAGGTAGCATTAATTTTTCTAATTCTTTTTTAGTTCTCATAATCATTCACTCATAATTAAACTTATTTCACAGTCTTCTATTTGCCTATATGCTTTTTCAAATACTTCCACTGGTGACATGCTAATATAAGGCTTTTCATCTTTGCCTATTGGTGGATAAACAACTATATAACATTTTATATTTTCGTCTCCTCCTTCAATTTTCGCATTTTCACCATATTTTTTAAATTTGTACTGCTTTAAATTTGATAATTCAGCTTTTATAATTTTACTACCTATATAATTTTTCATAATATAATCCTTTCTATACTTTAGTTACCAAGTGTTTACAACGAACGTGAAATAATCCCGCCGCCTTGGCTTCTTGTAATTCTTCATATGTTAATATTTTCCCCTCAAATGGTATACATAAAGGACAAGCCTTCGCATGACTTGACACTTCGAACTTATCCCCTTCTTTTCTGGTTTCTAATACAGATAATCTAACTAATTCATTATTAAAATGAGTAGTACACATGTTACTATATGTTTCAATATTCCACCTTGCCCCATTCTTTGCCGTAAAACCATGTATACCGCGTTCACAATAAGCGTCAATAATTTGTTGTTTTAACATTGGGTCCTTAGTTGCTTTTAATAATTGTAATGTTTTATTATATTCGTCCCTTGCTGGTTTATACATACCATTCATAGACAACATATAATCTTTAATTAATTTCTTAGCTTCCTCGGAATTTGTTATTTTTTCGTAATTGCTTTCTACAACTTTTAATAAAGAATGGTTGGTTAAATGTTTTCTGAATTGAAACTTTTTTTCTTGTTTTAAGTTTTCAATTGCCATGTTTGACACATTAGCATAATAGCCAATTAATCTATTTTGCATATCCATTTAACCCAACCCCTTATTAACTTTCTTTTTTAGAAATATAAACACCTGGTAATTTATTTTCAAGGACAAATAATTCATGATATACTCTTAATGCATAGATCCATTTGTCACTGTCTGTATTAAATCTTTTGTCTACGATTTTAGGATCAATATATTTTATAATGCCTAAAAGTATATTAATAGGTGCAATGATAAAATTTAATTGAGTAGCACCATCCGCTACAACAAATCCACCTGCTTCTTGTCCACCTGTTACACCATCGTAAAAAGTGAATGCACTGTAGAATCTTGCTTTTGGAACTCTTATTACTGGTATATCATCCAACATAGAAATTTTTCTATTAATTTTAGTAACCATATTATCATGTGTTACTCTGGTCTGATAAAATTCACCGGATTGTTTCATAAGTCTATAAACTTCGTTAGAAACAAACATAACCCTTCCTTCTTGTGGTACTTCGGCGTCATCTAGTGTTTCAATACCTGTATCAATAGCGGCGATTACATCGTCAACTGTTAGGTTTGCGGTTGCATCAACGGAACACAAAGAACAAATTTTATGAAACCTATAAGCATCAATTTCAGGTGCCACATGTTCCCTTGTAAACTGTGCTCCAACCTTTGCAATTTTAACAAAGGCTTCCATTTCATCCATTGCATCAAGTCCAAATTTTCTCGATCTATCTTGTCCGAATGTATGAGTTTCCCAAGATTCAGTAATATTTCCATCTGTGTATCCATTTGTCCTTGAATATGTACCAAGACCTTGTAATGCTAATTTTTGAATTTTAAATTCCTGTTCCTCAGTCCCTTTAAAGCTTATTGCGTCTTCACTAGCTTCTAAGATAGAAGTTACGGCACTTGCCTTAAAAACTTCATCCATTTTCTTTTTATAGACAACTGGATATGACATAGTATTTGCCATTTTTAAAAACACTTCCTTTCATTTATTTTATATCTTTTAATTTAGCTTCCCAATCAATATTATTAGGATCGTAATTTTGATTATCATTGCCACCCGGATTATTATTTGATTGGCTTGTAATATTATTATTTGCTGTTTTAGTGACAAATAAATCAGAATAGTTAGTCTTTAATCCTTCTATAACTGAATCAAAACCTAACAAATTATCATTTTCAACTGTAATTGTTTCTAAATCAATATCCTTCATCAACAAACTTGTATGTTTCGCCCCGGCTTCACCTAATTTTCTTTCAATCATAAACCTTTTTGAAACATTTAAAATTTCCTGATCCTTCGCGGCTAAATCATTTGTATGTTGTTCTTTTAAAGAATCGTAATTACCTTTTAATTCTTTATTAGTGGATACTAATTTATCATAATCTTTTATTTGACTTTCATAAGTTTTAATTTTATCCTCAGTTGCTTTTAATTTGTTGTTAACTTCATTAAAGCTTGGTTTGGATATCCATGACCCGTCATTTACTAGGTCAAAATCTTCCGGCTTTAAACCTTTGGCAAGAACTTGATTATATAATTCTTCCCCGATTTTATTTTTTATTTTTTCGCTCACTAAAAAACACTTCCTTTCCTATTTGACTTAATAATAAACTTATATAAATATATTATTATTTATTATATCATATTAAACAAGTTTATAGTACAAACTCTTTACAATAATTTATTATTGCAAATCATTTGTTTGCATATTTTCTTGTTGTCTTTTAATGTTTTCTTCCTTTTCCTTATTTATTTTTTCCATTACTTTTTTAGCATCTGTAACCCATGGGTGATTATCAAGTATAGTTTCTTGGTCCAATAGATTCATAGACTTTAAGCAATTATCTATAGATTCAGATTCGTTAAAAATCATAGACCTATTAAAAGTAATTTCTTTATCAAGTCCAGAATTATAAAATTGGTTGACACAATCTACAAATTTTTCATAAAATATCTTTAATTGTTTTTGAGTCCTATTAGCCTTCATATCTAATTGACTATAACGAGACTTTATGACAACATTAGTAATATTTGATTCTCCGGCTAATCTATCAGGATCTAACCCTTGACCAATTTTAAAGATATTTTCTTTTAATATATCTAGTATGGTCTTTCTTGCTTCAACTGGTATTTCTATGCCCATATATTCCATGTCGGCATTATCTCCGCCACCTTGTGGAATACCAACCATTTTATATTTTTGCATATTTTTTCTAATTGTTTCGAGTTCTTCGGTATCGCCTGTAAAACCTTTTAATTTTACAATTGCTTCCTGAAATAGGTTAATATTATCTACAAAACCGCTATTAATACAATTATATATATCAAGTAAATCCTGTATGCCATCAAGGTCTGATTTTTTTGCCTTATTATTAAACAATGGTATAAAAGGAATAAATGGCAAGTTTTTACCTTCTATATTTTCGATTTCCCCTTGATAATATGTTATTTCTTCGTAATGATATAAAATATCATTAATTATAATTTTATCTTTTTCTATATTTTTAAAATTTACTTTTTGGGGTGTCCATGTCTCTACATTATTACTATTTATAATTTTATCTTTATCTATAGTTTCAATTTTTACGCCTTTAGTTGTCCATGTTTCGATTCTGTAATTATCTTCATCTATTTTATAATATCTTATAATTTCTATAATATTTTTATTGTACTTATCATATATTGGTATTATTTCAGAATCATGTACAAATATCCAATCTAGTTTATTATTTTCGACATAGAAATGCAACCATGCCGCGGAATCTAAAGAAGCATTTAAAAGACCTTCTTCCAGCATATCTGTAATTGTAGCAACTGTTATATCACTATTAGCAATTTTAAGTTCCGGTTCCCTGGCTAAAAGAAAATCACTTTTTTGATTGACCAACATCTTAAAATAATTAGTATACAAATAACAATTTGCATCTAATTTTATTGTATGTATTTGCCCGTTTGAATATGTATTTACTTCTTTTTGTTTTATTTCCGGTTTATAGTAATAATAATTGCGAGCTATATATTTGCCTGCTTTTTTTATTAAGTCTATATTGATAATTTCGATTATATTATCCATTAATCCACTTCCTTTCTAATTTATTTTAGATAAACAATGTGGACACTGTTTTATATTTGGTTGTGGAATCAAAGCCACTGGAGACAATAGCCACAATAACCCACATGTAAAGAATCCACCGATTAAAAACATTAATGTTTTCTTTAATGTTGACGGTGCTTCTTTGATTATTGGTAAATCAAAAGTTTTACCGCATTTTTTGCATGTATACATTTTATCACATCCTTTCATATATTTTTAGAATTTATGATTATTTATTAATCTTCTTTTTAAAATACTCCATATAAAAAGCAGGTATATAAATCCTAGTTACCGGCTCGAATTTATATACCTGCTATGACTTTTTTATATAGTCTGAACTGGCCGGTAATCAATTCACACTATATAATTATTATAATTATATTAAAAATTATATATTATGTCAATGCATTACCTTTTTACACCGAATTTTAATTTACTGTCTAAAATATATTTTTCTAATCCATACCTTACAGCCGCTGAACCGTCAGGCTCGTCAGGAAAGTCATATATTATTTTACCTTCTTTATTTTTTAAATATTCGTAAGTTTCAAAATCGTCAGCTATGTTTGGAGTTCTTTTTTTATCGATTACTATTTTTGCTCTACCTTTTAACCACATAATACCGTGATCTTTTGAATCTTTGCCTTTTTTAGCTTTACCAACATTAAGACCATATAAAATCATTTCATTTATTGTTCTTGGATCTTCACTATCTCCAATAATAAATAATTTGCCAGCTTTATATTTTATTTTAATTGCTAATGTAAAATTATTAGCACCATATAAATAAACTTCGTCTAATATATATAGTATTTCGTGTTTGCTATCATAATACATTTCGGCGTAACAACTGGCATGACTGTATCCGAAATCTAATCCTCTATTAATCTTAGTAAATTGTTTAATTTCTTCGTTTGTTATGGTTCGATATTCAACCAAGCCGTTAGGATTATCCTTTGTAATAGGTGGATAAATTTCTAATCCTTCGCCTGTTTCTTCGCCAAGATACATATGTTGATATTTTCGCGGATTATACTTTTTTATTTTTTCTGCCTTATCAATAAACGGTTTGCCTAACCAGCTTTTTTTTGCTTGCAAATATGTAGTATGCAAAATATATACACCTGTATCTTCACCGTTTTCATTTAACTGTCTTAGCTTCCTTGATTCTTCATTAACCCAATTCTTACGGCTTGCTGGTGGATTATACATTACAAATGTAATACTTTCTTCGTTTCCGTTTTCTTCGTTGCTTCCTCTAAATAATGATTGCTGTATACTATCTATTTCATCCATTCCGGCAAATTCCGTCAATTCTTCAAATATAGCAATTTTACAATAACCATTTTCAAATTTCAAACTTTTAATTTTTTCAAAATCCCGTTGATTGGCACAACTACGGAATAATATTGTATTACCTGTTTTTTTATGAAAAATTTTCATAGGACTTATTGTATAATCCCATGAATCCTTTAATCCTAGTTTATTAATAGCCCATAAAAAATTTGTAAATACTGAATCTCTTATTGTTGCCCCAACTTTTCTAAGTCCTACGGCATGAGTAACAATTCCGTTTTCAGCGTCACGAGTCAGATCAAATATAGTGTATAAATAAGCAAATGAACCTTTTAAACTTCCACGTCCACCTTTTAGCCAATATATCATATTGTTGCGATCTTCTACATCATGGAATATTTCATAATAAGCAGGACCGAAACAATCAGTTAAAGAAATCTTTATACTATTCATCTGGCGGCTCCTCATTCTTCAAAGGTATATTACATTCAATAATGACTTTTTGTGGTTCCGTATTTTCGTTTTTATCCATTAACTTATAAATTTTAGCCATAATTTCAGCCGCTTTAATACGATCCCTTGGCTGTAGATCTATTTCTTTTTCAATTAATTCATCGTTGTAATTTCCTTTATTGCCAGATCTTAAAATATAAATTTTATTTTCTTTTTCTGATCCAAGAACGCAACCAGACAAATATTTTAATATGTCATCTTGCTTAACTATTAAATCTGCTTCTTTTTGCTTAAGTCTCTCTGCTATATATTCTTTTATATCTGGCTCTTTCATTAATTTATAGGCTTTATTTTTTAAACCATTTGCAGATTTGGAACTATATCCTGCTTTTCTTGCCGCATCAGTTGCATTCAGGGATATTATATAATAATCACAAAATAGCTTTTTACGTTCGGTCAACATCTATATCTATCTCCTTTCATGCTATTATACCATAAAGAGGGTGTTATTTTAAAATAACACCCTCTTATCATTTAATTAATTAACTTAAAGATCATGTTTGAATATGAATATCTCCTTAATATATATGTTTACAGGTAATTGAGTCGGATATTTTGAATCATAAAATAATTGAAATTTAAACTTAGTATCTATTGTATAAAAGACATATACAGTAAATGTTTTATGTGTTATAAAATTACTATTAATTATATGTTCCTGTCCGTCTTTTATAGTCAATACATCAGGTTCTATTACTTCCTCTATTAAGTGATATGTAAAGTCATTTAAATGTTTTTCAAAGTCATTATCTTTTAAAACTTTGTTCATAGCTTCCTTAATTATGTTATAATTTATTTCAGATACTTCTAAAAAACAACCAATATATTCCGGATTATTCGAATTTGTTATTTTTCCAAGCAACTTATAAAACATATTCAACACCCCCACAATTTTAATTTTATTTTTCCACCTTCGACCTTTTCGATTTCTACATTATCCACAATTTCCCCGGTTTCTTTGTTGATAACTTCGTTACCATGGATAGTTAAATTTTTCTTATATTCACCCCAATCAACCGACCTTTTAACTGTAATATATTTATCTGGTATTTTACTTTCGTCGTATTCTGCTTTCAATTTCATGTTATACTTTTCTTTAGAAATAGTAATTTTTCCAGATACCAATTGATAACTTTTTTGTGTCTTGGTATCTTTCATTTCTTCGATATCTATTAAAGAATGTATAACGTCTTTTGTGTATTGTTCTTTTTTTAATATTTCCTCTTGATACATGTTAATCTTATCTTGGTATTCGTCCCGCATTTGTGCCGCAACTAACATTAATCTTTCCTTTTCCTTCGTAAATTCTGTTAATTCCTTTAATAATTTTTCCATTTGATAATCATTATTCATTTTTTGATCCCTCCATTGAACCATGATTTTATAGCACCCATCAAAGATTTTTTTCTTTTTTTAGAATTTACAACTTTAATTTCTTTGTAAATTCTAAAATCAAAATCTTTATTTTCAATTTTGTCCATTAATTCATTAATACATAAAGTTGGTAAGCCTTCCCAAAGATGAATTATTGTATCTTTATAAAGCTTTAATTTGAATATTATGAAGTCATCTTTATATTCAAATTTTAGTTCTAAATCCTTTTCAGTTTTTTTTATATCTGTTAAAATAAAACCATTGGTTTTTTTTAATTCAATTATATCTATTTGTAAGTCATTAAGTGCCGATAAATTATATAAAGGCTGTATATTACCTTTATAAATATTTGTTTCTATTCCAGGACGTAAAAAATATTTATCATCAATTATAATACGCCCATCTCCTTTCAATATTTTAAGATCTTCATTTGTTTTGTTTCGATCTACATAAAATGTACAATTATTCATTTCTTGATCCTTTGAAAAGTCAACCAATGGACATTTATTAAATATTTCACATTTAATACAATTTTTAAGTTGTTTATTCAAGTCCGTTGGATATTTACATTTATTCATTTTCAAAAAGTCCCCCTTCGATTATAATTTCTTCTTTATCATCCATACTTGTAAGCTTTACATTTTCCGCGTATATATCAGTCGTATAAAAAATTATTATTGTTGGTTGTTCTTCCAATGCGGCAATAGCCACATTGTAGAACATACTTTTTATAACTTTTTCCGCATCTTCTAGTTTGTGATAAAAACCAGTTGTCATTTCCCACGCCTTGCGACCGTGGTTATAAATCATCACGATATATAACTTTTTCATATATTTTACTTCCCTTCTCTATATATTGCTTATTCGAGACAATTTGTACCGAATAGCGAAATTTCTTTGTCGCCTCTCAAACTCTCTACTTCGCTTGTGTAGAGAGGTACACAGACGTTATTTTCTCTCACGTTTAATAATTTAAGGTCTTTTAATCCTTGTAAAGAATTTCTTTTGAGAAATTCTTCTATAGTCAAATTCTTCAAATCGACTATATATAATTTGATATCTGAATCATATTGAGGATGTAACATATCCATCCTCGCTATTCTTGCCTTCTTCGAATAATATTTATTGTTTATGTTTTGATGTTCTTGTATTCTATTCAATAATATCCCTCCAATTCAATCCCTCTCATCTTATATTTCCGCATACCCGCCGGGGTTAATGTTTGTAGCCATGCCTCGCAATCCTTACAATACAAGCCTATGACACCATTTTCTATCCTCATTATGAGATTATCACTGTTACAATGCTTACAGTTTGTTATCATTGTTTTATTCTCCTTATAAATAGTAACAATTAATATTATCTTCGTAATCGTCTTCATCTGGTATCCCGTCGTTACAACTACAACCGGATTCCTTACAACTGTTACAAATATTATTGCCACAATCTTCGCAATAGTCCAAGTCGTCTAAAAATATATGTTTTCCGCAAGTAAAGCATGCTAATATTTTATTCATAATAAAAACCGTCCTCCATAATTTTAAATTTTGGTGGGAGATTGTATCTCCCACGTTTTTATAACAATGCTTTTTTTATAGTATTTTTTGTTTTGTTCCAACTTCCCTTTTTACCTGGATAAGGGACACTTATCCAATTGTCATGTTCTTCTTTGTTAAATGCATATATTGTATCGTTGGCATATTTTTTTGTCCCAAACTCATAATCTAACCCATTTTCCTTTGTCCAATTATAAAAATCATTATAGTTTTCAAGCTTTTTCATAAATTTTATTCTCCTTTATAATTTTTTAATGTTCCTTGACTATGATATAATTATATCAAGGATAATTTATCCTGTCAACACTTTTTTAAATATTCTTGAAAATATTTTATTCTCCCAATATTATCAATATCTTTCGATATCGGAAGATAAAATAATACATCTTTATTTTCTCTTTCTCTGTTTAAAGCGTAGTTTACACCATATACGATCGTGTACGGTGTAATTCCTTGATTGGAAAGCTTAATAAAATTAAATTTACCAATACTTTCAAAATATAATTCGTCATAATATCCATCTACAAGATGTACTAATTCATCTTGTAATAAATTATATCCCATCAAATTAAATTTATATTGTGTATATAATTTATTGTTTCTTTTCATATTTTTTAATATTTTCATTATCCCCATCATAAACCTCCTCTATATCTTTTCCAAAATCTCTATTATATAGTTTTTCAATAAAACGTGTCTTATAAGGACACATTTTATTAGGGCAATCGTCATCTATCAATTGGGTTCCACACCCACCACAAAATTTCATTTTATTCCAGCTCCTTCCATTTATTATGATATAAATCACTGATAAAATAAAATAGATTAGTATAACCTTGACTTAATGGTGTTATGGCGACTGTTATATCAGTTACCATAACACTTCCTGTCTGTTTGTTGTAGACCGTAAAATCATGGTCTACCCCATATTTTTCATGATGATTAATTATGTCTACCAATAAATCTATATTTGACTTATTAAATTTTGTAAATTCCACAAATGCTTTGTCTTCACGATAAAAGTCCCATCGTTTACGAGACTTATATTTTTTTATTACCTCGTCAGATTGCTTCTGATGAGGATTTACAACTAGAATATTTTTTCCCCAATATTCATTGATTTCATGGATATTATCCCACGAAAATTGAAGCAAATTTATATATATTTCTTTTTCTATTTTATTCATTGTTCATTCCTCCATCTTGTTCCACCACTTCTGTCTGTATTGTTTTTATTAGCTTGGATATACAAGCTACATCTATATTCTCAATAACTTTTCCGAGTGAAATATTTTTACCATTTTCCGTTATATATGTTTCGATTTCAATGTAAAAATTTTTCGAGCCTTCATTAAATCCTAAGTTTATATCCATTATTTTTGTTTTTTTCATATTAAATTACCTCCTTAATTTAAATATGGTATTGCATAATAATTATCAGGTATCCAGACCGGTAACTCATCATTTAAGCCACCGGTTGCCATACTGCATTCAATTACTTTTTTCCTGGCACTGGCTTACCTGCCTTTTTAATTTTTGCTATCAATACATTATGAGTATCTTGCATTGTATTGCTTTCCATATACTTTGTAAATGCATCGTAATCAGATTTTAGCCAGTCATTTTTAGTTGGTATATTATAAGTTACTTTAATTAGTTCATCTAGATAATCTATATCAAATCCTTTATCTTTAGCTATTGCATAATATCTCTTTAATTGAGGTGGAGTTACTTTTTTTCCGTCATTGGCTGATTTATTTCCTTGATTATTTTGTCCAGTTTGTACAGCTGCTTTGTTGTCATTTCCACGAAAATTATTTTTATTAAAATCACTATCTATAAGATCAGTACTTGGAAGTCTTAAAATAGCTGTTAAAGCATAACGTCTTGTATAACTTTTTACAGCTCCCTCACTTTGTACCATGTTAGCCATTAACTGCAACTTTTCTACATGTTCAATTCTACTAAAATCAATTTCAATATTTCTCTGATTATCGCCTGAACAATCGTACCAATGACCAATAATTTTGTCTGAAAATATTTCTAAGTCCAAATCTAAATCATACATATCTAAAGCTGGAAATAAATATTTTTCAATTGTCGATAGACTGTAAAATCCTGTTGTATTAGTTCCCTTTATATTGTCTAATTCTTTAGTTTCCTTTAAATTTTCAAATACATACTTTTTAACCAATGATATTCTTTTATTAAAGCTTAAATCTTTTTTTATTTCTTCAGTTTTATTTGTAGTCATAAGATCAATCTCCTTTATATTAATAATTTTAATGTTCCTTAACTATGATATAATTATATCATAGGATATTTTATCCGTCAACTACTTTTTATCAAATATTTTATTTTTTGAATTTATTTTTTCAAGTATTAATTTTTTCTGTACTTTTAGTTTACCTATTTTTTCTATATAATCCTGTCTCTTGTTAAATTCCTTAGCAAAATCCATTCCTTTTTTTATTATTCTTGTGTTTTGGATCAAAGAATTAAATTCGTTTATTTGCTCCTGTATAGACATTGTCTGTATATTTTCGTAATAAGCATGATAATGCTTATTACAGAACGGACAAACAAAGTATACTTCAAATTTACCGTCAACTTCTTCTGGACCTACCTTTACATTTAAAGAAAATTCCTTATCACAATCTTTATTTTCACATTTTACTCTTTGTAATGCCATTTAAACCATTCCTTTCTAATTTTTCAATACAATTAACGGCATATTCTAATTTGCCTGATAATGTTAATTTTTTATTATCTATCTGTATCAAATTTTCTAACCTTTTTAATGTATCTAACATTTTTCCTTGGAGAGTATAATGCATATTATACGCTGGTTCTCCTCCCATTTTACAAATAAATAATTCTATTTTAATTAAATCTTCAATCATTTTATCATTCACTAACATTATTTATCATTCCTTTCTAATTTTTCGATCAAAGCTTTTAATAAATTAAATTTTCCAAGGTTTACAATTGTTTTATCTTTGTCCCAAATTAAAATTACCTTATTGTTATTAATTTTCTTGCGAGATATATTACGTTCTATCTCAAGTTTCTCAAGCTTGTAACCCCAGTTACGAAAATTTCTAATTTCGTTTTTTATTATATTTGGGAAAAAATCACTTTCTAAAATTATATCAATAATTATTTTTTCTTGATCTTGATCTTGCATAGACATTATTTATTCCTTTCTATTCTAAATATTATGTTTTCGCTAAATATTTCGACTTTTTCTAATTCGTTAGACATATAATCATTACCATTTAAATTAAATGGTATTCCGTTAGTTTTAAATTTTCTTGAAAAATTTAAAACTAAATAATCTATAGTTGTATCAATTTCGTATTTTTCAATAAAGCCATATTTTAAGTAAACACAAACTTTTAACATATTAAACACCCTTCCTTTGATAAGCTTTGCAACGTTCAGGGTAAGCACACATTGAAGTGCCAAAATGTTTACAGGTTTCAAAGCAACTTAATTTATTTTCTTTTACCTCTTCTAAATTTTTGGATTTCTGTACCATCGCACCTAGTTGAATTAATTCCTTAAATGCACAATTAATTGCAGATTCCAAAGAATCTAATAATTTCTTAGCTTCCTCAGAATTACGTTTTTTACTTCCACGGCATAATTGCCAGTAATCATTTATAATTCCATAACTAATATCGTCTATTTCTTCTTGTAATTCTTGTAATTCTTCCAATAATACGCTATAAGCTTCATGTCGGGATTGAAAAGGCGGAAATTTATCATTTGCAACCTTCAATTCGTTTTCAATTAGTTTTTTAAGAATCATATAAATACCTCCTCAAATTTTAAATTCAAAACTTTTAATATATTTTTAATATCCTTCTCATTAAATCCATTTTTTCCTATAATTTTTCTGTAAAGGGAATCTTTTTTGATTCCCATTAAATATGCCATTTCTTCAAGTTTAATATTGTTTTTAGAAAACAATTTATAAAAATGCTCCTTGCGATTCACGATCCCACCCCTTTATCTAAAATTTTTTTGATTCTTTCTAATCTTTTTCTGCATAGATCACACCCCAAACACATATTATCTTCTACTATCCACCTTGAGATTAAAACACAATAAACTAGTTTTTTATACAAACAAATCACTCCATTAATGATTATTCTCATTGTAATAATCAGTATTTTTTTCTAAGTCTTCCAGAAAAATATCAACTATATTTAAAAGTCCACCCCTACTTAACATTGACAATTCGCCTATCATTTCATTGTATTGATACAATTTCACACCATCCTCATTAACTACATAGTGATTATCTACACTATCATAATATCTTAGATGATAGGTATTCATCATTTTGACGAATTTTTGAACATATTTCGCCTTCAATTTTTTAATTTGATATCCTGTTCTTTCAAGCGTACTGGATATATAATTATCTTCAGCCTGTCTAAACTGTTTTATAGTAATTAGATTTTTTTTACATGTAGAAGTACGTTTTTCTTCTACATGATTAAGATAATCCAATTCGTTTTTTGCCTCGTTGTAATCTTCATCTTTATATGAAGATTGTATAAAATCATTTTTATCTACGTCCCAAATGTTGCCTATTTCATATTTTTTGTTTTTTTCATTATAAATTATATAAATCATCTTCATTATCCCCTTTATTTTTTCTAATTTTAAGAAGGGACTAAGTCCCTTCCTTTTTAAACTTGTCCTTCTTTTTTGCTTAAGCTATCAAACGAATATTTATCTAGTTTTTTATTGTCATTTACATTTTTTTCTTTCTTTTTTTTTCCTATGATGATCTTTCCTGATATGTAACTATCATCATAAAAATTGATATCTTTTTCTTTCTTGTCATTCCACATAATATTTCTCCTTTATGCAATTTTTCTTTGATATTTTTTTATCCAATCAACGGCTTGCGAGAAGCCGATTAGATGTCTTTCATATTTTGGCTTACGTCCAGCTATTTGAGTTAATTGATTGTATTGCTTGACGGTACACTGTCCGCCGTCTTTAATTCCAAAAAACATATCTACATTTAATCCAATTAATTCATAAGCTTCCTTGCCAGTATAAAATTTCTTTTTTCCTATTGTTCCAAAATCAAATTCAGTGTCCAACACGTCCAACATATCATTAATTAATTCTGTTTGTTTTTGAGTAGCCATAATTTAAATCCACCTTTCAAATAATTATTGTTTAATGTTCCTTGACTATGATACTATTATATCAAGGATAATTTATCCTGTCAACACTTTTTTAAATATTTTTTTAAAAAATAAAAAAAACCCGATTTAACAGGGTTCTTTTATTTTAAATAAATTAAATTATTTTTTTTGTGTCTTGATTATTACCTCAAATCCTTTTTTCTTCAATTCATCCGATAAATCATCTGCATTTTTCTTATCACTAAATGCTCCAGTCTGGACTAAATACAAAACATCTGTTTCTGGTTTTGGCTTCTGGATCTGGACACCATATCTTTTAAGTATATAGGAAGCCACAAAAAAAGTAGCCTTATCAAAATATGTTTGTGTTTGTCCTTTTTTACAATCATTACGATTATCGCCAAAGAACAATTCAAGATATTTTACTTTGCAATTTGCCGATGTATCCCTATGCAAAGCGTAATAATCATTTAAAGTTTTCTTTGATTTTTTTTGTACGATTCCCCGATTCTCCAGACTAAAAGTACTACAATAATCCTTTAAAAATTGTGTACAAAATGCATAATCACTATGAGATTTAGGTGTATGGATACTTAAAAGCCATTCCGTACCTTTAGAAACTTTATTATAAGCATTACAATGAATACTATATACTTGTAAGCTCTTAGCTTCCTTGGCCATATCAGACATATTTTTAGCCCTTGTAGTCAAGCTAATGGTTTTATCTGTTGACCTTGTCAAATAAACTTTTTTAAAGAATGGTTTAACAAGTTTGTAAACGGCCATACCAAACTTTAATACATAATCTTTTTCTTTTGTCCCGTCATAAAATATACAACCAGAATCAGATCCACCATGCCCAAAATCTAAATAAAGAATATCTTCATTAATTTTCTGATCCGATTGAATTGTAGTTAATCCCGATAATTCAAACCATGTCATAAAATCACTTCCTTTCTTATTTTTTTGTAAATACTATAAAGTATTCTTGTTATCTGGACTATTGATTACTCCAAATCCAGTTAGTATTAAAAGAATAAAGTCTATTGTGTGCTGTAATGCTTCCTGTTTAATCCCAATGGTTTCATATAGTCCCCACTCACCTAATAATAACAACAATGCACTGGTTAGACCAACCCACAGAACCTTACTTTTTAGTCTATTTTGTAAAGTCCCTTTTCCAACTAAAGAATTTAATTCAGTAGCTTTTTTTAGAGCTTCGTCAAGTTGTTGTGTATCAACTTCCACGTTTAATTTTAAATCTTCTATTTTCAAAATAAAAACCCCTCTCCTATATCGGAAAAAATATTTTAAGAATCGCGATCACGATCACAGAACTAGCCGCAATAGTTCCGGTTACTACGCCACCAATGGCTGTAATTTTTCTTATACTCATTTCCGATCTTTTCAACTGTAAATTTTCAATGCAAAATTTACGGTTTTTTTTACAATCTTCACTAGTAACAACGTCTTCCAGTTTCTCTTCAATTTTTTCAATTTTCTTTTCAAACTTATCAAATCGATTATTCATATCTTGACGAAAATTATTAAAATTATCCTGAATTATTTTTATTAATATTTCATTATCTGGCACCGTATTACCCACCTTTCTTATTTATTTGATAAAGTCCCCGGATCTGATTGTAACAACCGGAACCGAGGACATAATGGAACATTAAACATTATTATAAATGAAACTAATCCCGTTACCGGACTCGAACCGGCAACCCTAAGGTATTCCTAATTTATTACGGGACAACTAATTAATTAGTGTATTTTTGTGGGATTGTGTATTTTAGGATTTCCCACGAATCCTATAGGCCCATACACTAAGCCGTGAATCTTGATATCACAGTCATTGACTTCACGTAACCTGTTTAATACTGTGTTGGTTCGAGTGGGGAGAATGGGATTTGAACCCGTCTATTTTAAATTAAAGCTTTTATAATCAGCTAAATTATTACTTACATATAATTTAATAATAGATTTTATTTTCTTTTAAGTCTTTACTATATCGTCATATAGCCAGTTTCAAAAATGTTTTACCCTATAAACTATTCCCCAAATTAAATGTATATCCTCACCCTAAACCCCTTTGATATACTTGGTAATCGCTACGACCTTTTATTACCTCCCACATCGCAATAATAACAAAAATCTATAGGAAACTTTCATAAAAATTATACCATAAAAGTCTACCTTTTGTCACTAACTTTCAATAAAAATCCTATAAAACAGTATAATTTTATAATTAAATTGCCTTACTTTGAACATATTTTGCCTTAAATTGCCTTAAAATAATCTAATTCCTTGCCTTTCTTGTTCAATATAATCTTTATTTTCTAACTTGTAGAAATTTTCTAAATAAATTTCTACATCCATCCTTTTCATTATTTTTGGAATTTCTATACATTCGATTGACTCACAATCATCAAATGTAATACCCATACTTTCAAGTTTTTTTAATGTCTCATCCATTTTTTTCAATAGCTTATCCCATTTAGGAATAAACGCTTCTTTCCTTTGATATGATATGTTAGGTTTACCAAACCATATGGAGCCTTTGGTAAACTTAACTAATAATTCATTATATTCCATGGCTAAATTAATTATTTCAATTATTCTCATTGTTAGATACCTCAACATTAGCATTACCTACAACTATTGTATTACCTGAAATTCTTGCATCACCTGAAATTCTTGCATTGCCAGTAATACAAGCATTTCCTGAAACTATTGTATTTCCTACAACCCATGCATTTCCTGAAACAATTGCATTATCTAAAAGTCTTGCATTATCAGCAACCCATGCATTTCCTGAAACAATTGCATTACCTGCAACTATTGCATTTTCTGTAATTCTTGCATTTCCTGAAACTATTGCATTTTTTGTGATCCATGCATTACCTAAATAACTTAAATTTTCTTCTTTTTCAATTAGTCCGCCCTTTTCATCTTTTTTTACATTTCCAAAATCGTAATATGCTATAATTCTATACATATTATTTTCTGGAATCATCTTATATTTTTTCAATTTTTTAATCTCCTTCCTCCGATTTAATGTTTATTAGTAATTCAGCTCCTGCACACCCGTCGCCTGTACCTTCTATATAGAAGGTTACTTTTGAGAAATATTCTTTTCCTATTTTAACCTTTATCTCCCTCGATCTTCCCGAGGCACCTTTTTCCACAGCTTGTAACAAAACTATTAATTCAGTTGTTGTCATAGTTTTAATCTCCTTTCTACCGTTAATGTTCCTTGACTATGATTATCTTATCATGCATTATCATATAAGTCAATATATAAATTTTACGGGTAATTACCGGTGATGTTGCGGGTATTCAAAATTTATCACCGCCATTGATATAACTACCTTACGGGTATTACGGGTATTTTTTTATATATAAAAAAATAATAATAATAGTTTACCAAATATATACAAACTATAATAATATATAATGTATATAAAGAAAAATCACCCGTTACCCGTAAAATCCTTTGAAAGTATTGAAAACACTAGCCGGTAAACCACCGGAAGTCCAAATTTAACCACCGTTTTATACACGTATACACCCGTAAAAAAAAATAAGCCTTGTGGCTTATAAAATTAAAAAGGTTCCTTATCAAAATTTTTATCAGGTAAATGTTCAACTTGATTATATTTTCTACTTACAAAAAATTTATATTGCTTTAAAGCTTTATTATAATCAAATTTTACCCTAGTTTTTTTGAGTTCTTTGCCTAATGATATTTTATTAAGCAAATTTTGTGGTGGTAATTCTGCTAAAATTTCGCCTGCTGTTTTCCATTGCCCATTTTTTTCGCTTGGGTTTAGATCCCAAATATCTTCTATAATTAATATTTTTTCAGGTTTATTAATATATTGCGAATTAATTTCATTAATTGTTTTTATTTCATCCATTTCAAATTTATATGAAATCCCTTTTAAGTATAATGAATACATGTATCCCCATAACATATCAATATCAATTTTAGCTTTTTTATCGAAATCAATACAATTAATTGTCAAATACCTTCTGGTACCTGTTAAATCTCGAAGGTATTCGTTGTCATTTGTTGTTGCCGCAAGACAACAACGGCGTTTTACTGTTATTGCTGCCGCTGCATATGGTAATCTAAATTTGTCACGACTGGCAGTAATAAAATTCTTCATTGCTTCCTGATCCGATTTTTTAAATGTTGTCGCAATTTCACCCATTTCTAATAAGATGTTGGAAACTGTTTCCATAATCGAATCTTTATTGCTTAAATCCAAACTTCTACCTTCTAGAAAATAACTATGTTTTAATTTTTCAGGAAGTAAATTTTTCAGCCATGTTGTTTTGCCTATATGCTGTCCACCTTTTAAAACTAATACATAATCACTTGCTATCATATCGTCGTCTTTGGAACAGCCGACATAAATCATTTGCAATAAAAATTTACCAATAAATTTGTTTTTCCACTCATCATCACTTTTTAAAGTTTCTGCTAGTTTTTTAAATATTTCTTTGTCAGGATTTTTTAAATAATACCTATGTGCTTCTTTTAAATAATCTTCCCATGGATTATATTTGTTTCCTCTCCCAATAAGTGTTAAATTTGCCAGTAATCTTTTATCTGTCATTTTTAAATCTTGAATTATACATAAATTTTCTATATGAGATTTAATATTTTCTAATACATCAATGTATTTATTATTTAAAAATACTT